CATCATCGTCAGAATCAACAACCTTTTTCTTTTTCTTGGAAAGCTCTTCAGTTTTCTTGGATTTCTTCATTTGTTCTTTTTTAACGGATAGCTTGTTTGAGTTTTCTCTTGTCATTTTGTTTTGTATTAATATTTTAATTTATTTTTAAATTCTTATCAATTTTATTTTTTTATAAAATGTATAAAAAAATAAAAAAATTTATATATATTTTACCTGGCTGTAAAGTTAGTTAAAGCAATCATTTTTTGATTTTATTTATAGTTCTACTTTTAGATTTATTTCTTTTTATATTAGTTTTATTTCTTTTTTTATTAGATTTATTTCTGTATTTCGTTTTATTAAATTTACGAGTTAATTTTTTATTACCACCTAATAATTGAATAGGATTAACATTTTTTATAAAATCATTATAAAGATTAGAGTCAATATCATACTTATCTGGCTTTATTATTTGTTTTGCATCTTCAATGCCACTATTATCGTAAGGAAGGGTACCTGACTTTGCTTGTACATCCCAATTTTCTACTTGTTCCCATGTCATCTGATATGTATTTTCTTTATCGTGGGCAAATGCAGTTAAATACGTTAAAAACACATCAAACGTCATCTTTATAGGAACATTATAGTGTTGTCTATACGTAATTTCTTTTGTTTTATTGTTTTTATCAATAATGGTTGCAATCGTGTTATTCCAAAAATCTGATTTTGCCGACCAATAATCATTATACAATTTCCTCAGGGTTGCTGATGTTGGCCCTATTTCGTAATCAAACTTTTTATCAATAATTGAAAGAGCCCAGTCGATTATTTTATAGTCATTATCTACAAATAACTGATATGCTAATTGTGCATATTCAGGTTTAACCTTGTAATATGGGTGAATTCCATCATCATTCTTTATTTCTAATAAATTTCTAATATTATTTAAATTTTTATTAACGGTAGGATTATTACTTCTAAAAGCTAAATACAGAGCATATAAAAAGCAATTTCCGTGAGAGTTATATAATTGAAACATTTCATATGGGTCTTGAATATTTCCATTGAAATCAACGTACTGATAATGCGTTTCATTATTTGGTGTTTTTTTAGAAATTATTACATTTATCTTTGAAGGGTCAATGTTACCGCGCCTATCTTTAGTTAAATATTCTCCATTTATATAATCATCTGGGTTATATAACACGAAATCCTTTGCACCACATATTATAGCTAGTGTTCTATAAATTTTGTATTCTCCGGTTAAACTTGAAAACACCGAATGATATGCTTCATAAAAGGATTCCCCTTGAGTTGGGTATATAATTAGGTCTTCTTGTGCTTTTCTCTTTCTGCTCATTTTTCACTTTTATATTAATGGATATTTTATATAAAAAATTATCAATTTTTAAATAAATAATTATTTCCTACGTCCAAAATTTGTTTTACCTTTTGTAAAATAATTATATCCTACATATAGCAAATAAATTACCATTGCTAAAAAGAAAATCATTATTATGATGTTTACCAATTTTGTTAGAGAACAATAAAACGAATTACTATTTGCATCACAGTGAACGGTTGATCCAAACATTCCAAAAATACCTGACCCCATAATACCTCCATTTCCATTATTCGCAGAATTATTATTAGATTTTGAATTAATTCTACCTTTTCCCATTTTAATGATTTATATATATTACAATTATAAAACAATTTAAAATTTTCATTTTAAAATAAAATTGAATTTAAAACAATCTAAATATAATTATATAAACAAAAGAAGATGCCGAGAAATACTATTGCGAGTAATAATTCTAGTAACTGTTCTAAAATTATTGGAATTCAGTTTAGTATTTTATCTCCAGATGAAATCAGAAAGGGTTCGGTAGCTGAAATTACAAGTAGAGATACGTATATTAACAACAAACCGGTCATTGGTGGTTTATTTGACCCTCGTATGGGAGTTTTAGAAGCCGGTCTAATTTGTCCTACAGATGGTTTAGACTATATGACAACTCCGGGTTATTTTGGTCACATTGAATTGGCGCGCCCTGTATTTTATATACAATATTTGAGTACCATCTTGAAATGTTTACGGTGTGTTTGTTTTAAATGCAGCAAATTACTTGTTAGCAAACAAAAATATAAACAAGCTTTGAATTTACAGGGTGAACATAGATGGAAATATGTATTTAAATTGTGTAGTTCAATGAAGAGATGTGGCGAAGATACTGAAGATGGTTGCGGTTGCCTTCAACCAACCAAAATAAGAAAGGAAGGTTTAGCAACTATTTATGCGGAATGGGTTAGTAATAATGCGGAAACAGAAAATATTATAATTAAATTGACGCCTGAAATGGTTTTAAAAATATTCAAGCGAATCTCGGATGAAGATGTTTCATTCATGGGTTTTAGTCCTGTTTGGTCTAGACCTGATTGGATGATTTGTCAAGTCATGTCTGTGCCTCCTCCTGCAGTGAGACCTTCTGTAAAACATGACGCACAACAGCGCTCTGAAGATGATTTGAGTCATATTTTGGTGAATATTATTAAAACAAACAAAACGTTGCAAGAAAAATTACAAAACAATGCTCCTGCAAATGTCATTGATGACTGGACTACTGTGCTGCAATACTATGTTTCTACTCAAGTAGATAATAAGATTCCTGGTGTTGCATCCGTTGCACAGCGTTCTGGTCGTCCTTTGAAGTCAATTAAAGACAGGTTGAATGGTAAAGGTGGACGTATGAGAGGCAATTTAATGGCAAAACGTGTGGACTTTAGTGCTCGTTCTGTTATTACGGCTGACCCAAATATTTCAATTCGTGAATTGGGTATTCCTATGAAAATTGCTAAAAATATTACCAAACCTGTTACTGTGAACAAATTGAACCGGGCATTTTTGACAAAATTGGTGCAGAATGGGCCTGATGAATGGCCTGGTGCTAAGATTTTGGAAAAGAAGAATGGTGAGTCAATTACTTTGCGTAATATTGACCGTAATTCTATTGTGCTTGAAGAAGGCGATATTGTGCACAGACATATGATGGATGGGGATGCTATTCTCTTTAATAGGCAACCTACTTTACATCGTATGAGCATGATGTGTCATATTGCTAAAATTATGAAACGTGGTGACACGTTTAGAATGAACGTGGCTGATAGATTTAGTGTTAGCAACAGGGAGCGTTAAAAGCGTGTTACTCCCTAGTTCTTATCTTTTACAAAATGATAAAAAAGATATGAGCAAGACCCCTTGATGACGGGAAACTCTTAAAGGTATCACTACCACTCACTACAGGAAACGTCTGTGAGGAACTCAGTTAATAGCTGAACCCAACGGTAAAAAAGTGATATATGATAATTTCATAAAATATGAAATTTGAAATAGACAATCCGCAGTGTTACTTCCTAAGGTCGTTATGACAAGACTATGGAAGGCATTCAGAGACTGAACGGGGGCCCATTGATAATGATAGGCTAGTCACCTTGAATCAGTGTAAGATACAGTCCGGCCTTACCAGAAATGCTAAGGACTCTAGACTAAACCATACAATGCCGATTTTGATGGGGATAAACTTTAAATGTGCAGATTTATCTTGTCCCCAACAGGTGACCGCTTGTTAAGTTGTAGATAATACTTAATAAGGAAAACGTTGTAATATCTACTAATTCAATTAGAATTAATATAATCACCTAGTCATTTAAATATAAAATAATATAAATGTTTCTTGCTTAAATATATAATGGATGAATTACTAGAAAAAGAAGATTCGCATAAAATTATTGGTGAAATATATAAAATAACAAATTTAATAACAAATAAAATGTATGTTGGACAAACTAGAAGTCATTATTTAAATAGAGGAAAATATAGACCATTTGGACATATTGGAAGATTTAAAAAACATTTAAATGAAGCAAGTAGAATTAATAATAATTGTTCGTGTACTTATTTGAATAGCACGATTAATAAATATGGTGCTGAAAATTTTAAATGCGAATTATTATATTCTTGCGACGTAAATGATTTAGATATTTATGAAGTAAAATTTATTTATGAATTGAATACGAGATTTCCAAATGGTTATAATTTAACAAATGGTGGCCAAAGTTGTGGTTTTGAAAAAGGTAAAAAGGTTGTTTTGGAAAAAGTATTTAAGCCAAAAATAGATTTGTCAATAAATCCAAATCTAAAAAGAAGTGAAAAAACAAAACAACTGATTTCCAAACGTTTGAAAGACTATAAAAGTAATCCACAATTTAGACTAAATGAAATGAAGAGAGTCCAAAAACAACATTCTGTTAATAGATTTGAAAAATATAAAGATGTTAATATTGATAGTAATAATATTGATAAATATATTTTAACCATTAAAAAT